ACACGCTGGCCGAGCGCCAGAGCGTCACCATCAGCGAGAGCTCCCACGTCAAGTTCCTGGACGACCAGACCTGCTTCAAGGCGGTCGCCCGCTACGACGGCAAGCCCGCCATCCCGGCGGCCTTCGTTGCCATCGGCATTGACGGCACGGCCGTCGCCACGGCCGCCGCGACCGTGACCTTCGCGGCCGACACTGCGAACGCCTAAAGATCAGAACCCGGGGAGGGGCAACCCTCCCCAAAACGAAATGAGGTGATCTGATGGATACTGCCGCCATCCTGTCCTCGGTGAAGCTCGATCTGCAGCTGATCGGAAACGCCTATGACGACTTTCTCCTTGAGCTGATCGCTCAGGCGCTCGAAGAAATCGCAGCCTACGGCATCACGCTTGTTCAGACGTCGAGCCGAGACGCCGGGCTTGTCCGCATGTACGCCGCCTGGCTTTACCGCAACCGAGCCGCGACCAATCCGGCGGACAGCGCCATGCCGCGGATGTTGCAGTTCAACCTGAACAACCGCCTTTTCGGCGAGAAGATGGGCGGAGGCGCGAATCGATGAGGGATTCCGGGATTGTCGAAATCTGCACCGTCCTCGAGAGACGCATTGACGGCCAGATGCCGACCAAACAGCTCCGGCCTTTTGAACAGCATTACTTCGAGGACCGCGTAGTCGGCTACGGCCGGCAGTATGCAGCTATGGGCGTTTCCCAGCAGGTTGACCGGCTGATCCGGATTGACCGGGACGAGAGCATTGAGATCGGCATGGTTGCCAGAATCGGCTCGCTGACTTACAGCATCGACAACATTCAGCATCTGCTGGACGAGCACAACCTGAAATGCACCGACCTGACACTATCCAGATTCGAGGAGGATTTCGACGATGATGATGATTAAGCTCCGTGCGATCGGCAAGGCCTTCTCAGACGTCTGCCCTGCGACTTCTCATTATTTCAGACCGGATCGCTCCAAAGCGCCCTTCTTGGTCTGGGCCGAGGACGGCGAGCAGACCTCGCTCCAGGGCGGAAACCTGAAGCGCATGCAGTCAATCGTCGGCACCGCCAACTATTACACGAAGACGGAGTTCGATCCTGCCGTCGATCAGCTGCAGCTTGCAATGAACGCCCAGGGGATGGCCTGGGAGCTCAACTCCGTCCAGTACGAAGAAGACACCGGTCTGATCCACTGGTCCTGGGACTGGAAGGTGGCGGTAACCGTTGGCTAAAAACTTCGTCTTCGACGCCCAGAGCTACCTGGACGAGCTCAAGCAGATGCAGGACGCCATCGTCCCAATCTGCAAAATGGGCCTCTACGACGGCGCCAGGGCTGCCCTGGACGCCGTTCTGGCGGAAATCGATGAAATCCCTGATCGGCGCTACACCAATAGCGGAATGGCCCGCGGCCTGACGAAATCGGACAAGGACGATCTCCGGGCCGGACTCGGCATTTCGCGAATGCGAGACGTTGACGGCCAGGTAAGCGTGAAAATCGGCTTTGACGGTTACGGCAGCCACAGCACGCCAACATGGCCGAACGGCGTCCCGGTCGCCATGATTGCCCGCGCAATCTGCCGCGGAACGTCCTGGCTTGAAAAATACGACTTCGTCTCGAAGGCGATCCGCAGATCCCGCGCACAAATCGAATCGGAGATTGCAAACCGAATCGACATCCAAATCCAAAAAACGATAGGAGCGAATAAAACATGAACCGTGTTTTGACCGGCTTTTCCAAGCCGAAGGTTGCGCAGTACGTGAACACCAACGGCACCATTACCTACACCGGCGGCATGGAGCTGGCCCTGGGCGTCTCTGTGGCGCTCAACCCCACCGCCTCCGACAACGCCATTTTCTACGCAAACAACGGCCCCGCGATCAACGGCCCGGCGCGGCTGACCGGCGGCGACGTGCAGTATACCGTCTCCGAGCCGGAGAAGGCCGCGATCAATTTCATTTACGGTCTGCCCGAAGCGGATCAGGAGGGCTGGACGCACTACGGCGATTCTGTCACGCCGCCCTACCTTGGCACCGGCTACATCGAGCGCTACACGAACCAGGACGGCACCGAGTCGTGGCGTCCGATCGTCCTGACGAAGGTAAAGGCAACCACGCGCCAGAGCGCCGCGGCCACGCAGGAAGCGGAGATCGCCTTCCAGACCGGAACGATCACCTTCAACCTGTTCCGCGACGACAGCGCGAACCACGACTGGAAGGCCGAGGGCAACTACTACGCCACCGAGGCGCTCGCAGAGGCCGCGCTGAACGCCTACCTGGGGATCAGCGCAAGCCAAGGGCATAACGGGAACTAATCCATCAACCAGGGGGAGGTAACGGCCTCCCCCCTTTTGGGAGAAACGCATGAAATTCCTTTTCACACTCCGCGCCTACGGCGAGCTGGAAGCGCTCTGTCCGACCCGGCGGATCTCCGAGCTGGACCGGATTGCCGTCACCCGCGACGGCCTGGCGCAGATCATCAGCATCCTGGACGCGGATCACACAGATCCGCGGGTTATCGCCGCTCATCCGCACTTTGAGGCGCTGGGCAGAGAGGCGCTTGCCGCCGTCAAGGCCTCCAAGCGCCCGACCATCGAGGCCCTTCCCATAAAGCCGGGCGGGAAAAAGATCGAGCAGAATTACGCCTGGCTAAGCTTCCGGGCGCTCCGGCTCGGCGCCGGCTGGCCCGGCGCCCTGGATCTGCCCGTCGGCCTGCTCTACGATATGATCGCCGCTGAGCAGATCTATTCCGGCGCTGCGAATGAAAAGCCCAGGTTGTCATACGCCGAGGCAATGGCCCTGGAATGAGGTGAGTAAATGGCATCTGTAGGTCCGACCCTGAAAGTCGAGGGGTTTGCCCAGTACAAGAAAAACATGAACGAGCTGATCCAGCAGGGAAAGACGCTGGACAGCGAAATGAAGAAGGTCGCCAGCACCTGGGACGAGAACACCACCGCCCAGCAGAAAGCGGCTGACAAGGCCAAAGTCCTCACCGAAAAGATCGAGAACCAGCGAAAGCAGGTCGACGAGCTGCGGGACATGGTCGGGAAGGCGTCGGCCCAGTACGGCGAAACCTCCAAGGAGGCCCAGACCTACAAGGAGAAGCTGAATCTGGCCGAGGCAGCCTTGAACGACATGAACCGTGAGCTCGACAAGAGCCAGGCCGAGCTGAAACAGTCGGCTGAAAAGACCGAGGACGCCGCTGAGAAGACCGAGGACGCCGGGAAGGAATCGAAAGAGGCCGGTAAGAAAATCGAAGCGATGGGCAAGGCCGGAGAAGCTGCCGGAAAGCTCCTGAAGGGCATGGGCGGCATGGCGAAAGCTGCCGCGGCTACCGCTACGGCTGCGTTCGCCGCCACGGTCGCCGCCGCATCGAAGGTGGTATCGGCGCTGACGGACATGACGGTCAAAGGCTCCGAGTACGCCGACCAAATCCTGACGGAATCGGCGGTCACGGGACTGTCAACGGACTCCCTGCAAAAATACCACTATGCCGCCGAGCTGGTGGACGTGGACGTCGGCACAATCACCAAGAGCCTCGCGAAAAACACGAAGCAAATGGCCAGCGCCCAAAAGGGCACGGGATCTGCCGCGGACGCTTACGCGAAGCTCGGCGTCAAAGTCACCAAGAGCAACGGAGAGCTCCGAAACTCCGAAAAGGTGTTCTGGGAAGCCATCGACGCCCTCGGCAAGATCGAAAACGAGACAGAGCGGGACGCGCTCGCGATGGAGCTCTTTGGCAAGTCCGCCCAGGAGCTCAACCCGCTGATTGAGGAAGGCTCGGACCACATGAAGGAGCTCGGCGAGCAGGCCGAGGCCGCCGGAGCGGTTATGTCGGACGACATGCTCAACGCATACGGCGAGTTTAACGACAAGCTCCAGGAGCTCGAGAGCGGCGTTGACGTCGCCAAGCGGGCGCTGGGCACGGCGCTCCTGCCCATCCTCGACGAGCTCGCCGGTGCGGGCGTCGATCTGCTCAGCGATTTCTCGCAGGCCCTGCTTGACTGCAACGGTGACATCGAGCAGATGGCTTCCGTTGCCGGAGAGTACCTCGGCAAGGCCGTCCAGATGATCACCAGCTATATCCCGGAGATGGTGACGATGGGCGGCGAGCTGGTCGGCGGTCTGCTGAGCGGGATTGCCCAAAACCTGCCGGAGATCGTTTCCAGCGTAACCGCAGCGCTTGACGACCTGACCGGCAAAATCTCCGGCTTCCTGCACAATCCGGAGCAGCTTCAAAAAATCATCACAGCCGGCGTCGATCTGCTGATCAGCCTCGTCACCAACATCGGCGAGATCGCGACCGCAGTCGTGGACGCCCTGCCGTTCATTATTGATTCGATCGTCGAGGCACTCACCGCTAAGGACGGCGAGAACCTCCGCAAGATCATCCAGGCCGGTGTGACCTTGCTCACTGCCCTGATCTCCAATCTGGGCGAGATCATCACGATTATCGTGGACGCCCTGCCCCAGATCATTGAGGACATTTTCACCGAGCTGACCAAGCCGGAGAATCTGACGAAAATGGGAGAGGCAGGCGTGGCTCTGATGACCGCATTGTTCGAGGCGGCCAAGAAAATTTTCGCGCAGCTGGTCGACTGGATCGGGAAGGGAATCGAAAACCTCGCCGCTGCTATCGGGATCAAAGTAAAACTGACGTCGGACGGCAACAGCGTTGGCTTCAGCGCTTCTAGCGCTCATTCAAAAGCAACCTACGGTGTTGTCGGATCAGTCGGATCAGTTGCCGATTCAATTGTCAAAGAAAAAGGCCTTGTGCCGACGTCGGACGATAACAGCGACGGATTTACCCCTCACACCTCCGCGAACGGGCATCGCGTTACAAGCCAGACGAGCGGGGTTAATAAGCAAAAGGCCGGGAGCAGGTATACCGCATTGCGAGCTGCGGGCAGAAGAGCCATCCGAAACGCAAAAAGAGAGGCCAGCAAGAGCGGCGAGGCAGGCAGCGACGGAACGATCTACTACGGCGCCCACGCTTCCGGCGGCATTCTGAAGCGCGGCCAGATCGCCCTCCTGGAGGGCGAGGGCGCGGAGGCCGTCGTGCCGCTTGAAAAGCACACCGAATGGATCGCGGCAGTCGGCCGAGAGCTGGCGGGCTACCTCGCCGGGACTGCTCCGGTGCCGTTGGATTCCGGCAGAGGCTCCGGCGGAACGACGAACAACTACACCCGCAACCTCGGCGGCGTAACCATCGAGATCCACGCAGCCCCCGGTCAGAGCGAGGACGCGATTGCCGACGCCGTTATGGATCGCATCAACGATCTGATGACTGGCGAGCGGGACGCATGGTAAGGAGGGTCTATGAGTTTTCCACACACGAACGAGGGCTTTTTCGTCTACCGAGGCGTTGACAGCCGGTCGATGAGGATCACGATTGAACGCTACCCGCAGATCACCAAGACCAGGAAGCGGCTGAACTTCTACCACGTTCCCGGCCGCATGGGCGACGTCGTGACGTGGGACGGCGGCTATGATAACATCGACATCAGCTATAAGATCTGGTTCACGCCGGGGTGGCGGACGGGCGGCATTCGGGAAACCCTCGCGGAAGCGGCAACGCATATCAACGACTGGCTGTCCGGCATCGGAAACCTGGAAGATGGCGTTGGAAACGCTTACGGAATCCTTTACGACAACTATTTCCTTGAGAAAAGCATAGGAAGCGTAGACGTCACGTATTTGCGGGAGGCCGTCTTCGTCGGCCCACTCATCATCGAGAGCACCTACAACGAGATCGGTTCGGCGACGATCACATTCTCCTGCAAGCCTCAGCTTTATGGAGAAAACGAATTTATGGCTCGAAACATCGGAATGAACCAAAGCAATCCGAGCGCCCAACAATCCTATACGTTCATCGGAAACCGCGGCTACGTCGCAAAGCCGCTGATCACCTTGTACCGATCCGGCATTGTGGATTTCAAATACACCACAGACGAGGAATGGAAGTCCATCCGGCTTTACATATCGGACGAGGGATGGCCGGTCTGCATCGACTGCGAAGACGAAACCTATTACCACATCGACGATGAGGGCAATAAAATCGCCTACGGAGCGGGAGATCAAAGCGTGAGCGCTGGATTCCCGGTAATTCCGGAGCCCGGCGTAGACGGCAATGAGATGCCTGCGAAAATGCTCATTATCAGATTCCGAAACACCGGCGACGAAACCACGACGCCAGACCAGGCGACCATCATTCCGCGCCGGTTCGTGCTCTGATCGGGGGCTGCGTATGGAAAACATGGAAAAGCGGCTCCACCTGTTCCCGGCTGATGCAGAGGCCTTTTTGAGCGGGGATCTGGGGATCATCCGCGGCGCCGTCAGCGCAATCGTCACGGAGGAGCGAAACGGCGTCTATGAGCTGGACGTCGAATGCTACCCGAGAGCAGAGCCGAAGAGCTACGGCGTCAACCCGCGGCCCAACATGATCATCCTCGCGAAGCCGAACCCGAAGGACGAGATGCAGCCCTTCCGGATCTCCACGATCAAAATGGACATCACCGGCGCGATGACGATCGCGGCGCGGCACATCAGCTATGATCT